GATGTTATTGCTCCCCGAGGTCAGCACAGGCAGCGCCGCCTCCCCGAATGCGGCGTTGTCCGTCCCGGTGGTGTCGGCATTCAGGGAGTTATAGCCGAATGCCGCATTTTGCAAGCCCGTAAGGCTTGGGGAAACCAGGGCGTTGAAGCCATAGGCGGTGTTGAATGGGGTGATGTTGTTGGCGAAGCCCACGCCCAGCCCGGTGCAGTCGAGTTTGCCGGTCGTCGGATTCACCACGAGCAATCCGCATTGCGCGAAGACGGGCGCGGCGGCGAGGGCGGCGATCGCCAGCGCGAAGAGAGAACGGGAGAGGGTTTTCATGGCGGTTTATTGGTAATTCACGGTGGCGCGGTTCGCCCAGATGACATTCTCGGCGGTCGATCCGTTCGAGTAACCGGAGAAGGTCAGATTGGCGCCGGCGTAGGTGTAGGCGCGGATGCACCAGACGGCCTGATTGATCGAGGCATTCAGCGCGGTCTTGGCCCAGCCCTCATAGATGAGTTGGCCGCCGGCGTTGTAGTCATACCGTTTGGTGTAACCTTGGCCGGGAGGTGCTTCGGGGAGAGAATCGATAAACATGGGTGTGTCCTTTTTACGCGGCCTTCTTCTTCGGCTTCGGCTGCTTGGCGGCGGCGCGCATCTGCATCTCGCGCGCCTGGGCGTCGGATTGGAGCTTGACGGCCTGCAATCGCTGCTCGTGTTGCTGTTGGGCGCTTTGCAAGCTGGCTTCGTGCTGCTGCTGCTGCGATGCCTGTGCGGCGTCGTGTTGGCGCTGGGCGGCATCGGATTGCTGTTGAGCAACCGACTCGCTGGCTTGCGTCGCCAATTGCGTCTCGCGGTCTTGCGCGGCCTGTTGTTGATCGAACTCGGCCGAAGTCTGTTGTTCGATGGCTTGTAACTGGCCCTGGAGTAAGTTGTTGGCGACCGAACTCTTGCCCTGTACCTCGGCGGCCAGTAAGTTGGCGTGCGCGCGCAGCGCCTCGATGCGCTCCCGCGAGGCGTCCGTCATGGCCGCGATGCGTTCGCGCGAGGAGTTCTCGATTTGCTTGGTGGCGATGATCTGCTGGGCCTTCTGGAACTCCTGGCCTAACTGCTGAACCTGGGCGTTGAGTTGCGCGATTTGCGCCTGGGCCTTCGCCGGGATTTTATCGGGGTTCTCTTCGTCGCCGATCTGGATGTGAGGATTGGCGGCCTGGATAACCTGCTTCAGACGGTCGGCAAGCTGGTCGGCGCCGGCGCAATCCGAATTTTGGAACATAATATCGCCAGCCAGCATCAGCAGGTTGGGATTGGCCTTGGTCAGTTCCGAGAGGAAATCGAAGGCCTCATCTCGCTTGGTGGTGTAGCTCGGGCCGCTTTCGATGGCGACGTCGTACCTTCCGAGGGAAAGATCGTAGTGCTGTTCCTGTCCCTTTTCGTCAATGTATTTCTTGTTGACGGTGACGATGCGATCGGTCTCATCCTCGCCGATGATGCGGACTTCGCGGGCGGTGTCATACCGCTTGGGAATGAGATCCACGAGCTGGCGGCCGGCGAAGCGTTGCGAGCGCGCCAGGTTGTCCAGGAAGTGAAAATTCGAGACGTCCGATTCGTGCTGCCGGCGCTGGATGGCGACGCCGGAAACCTCGCGGGCGTTCGCTCCCAGCGACGGATCGAAGATTCCAGTGGTCGCCTTGATATCGTCCGAGGCTTGCATCGCCCCCATGGAGAGGGCCTGGATAGGCGGCTCCCATTGGTTGCGCATGGGCGGCGGGCACTGCTGGCCGTTCAAAGCAACCGGCTCGTATTCGAGGAAGGCGTAATTGGTGTTGTTGGCGCGTCCCCATTCCGCCTCGTGGCCTTTGAACTGTCCCGCCGCGCCGATCCATGGCGACTTCGGCGCAACCTGCACGGCCTCGGCCTGCGCGGTTTTGTAGAAGTTGTAGAGCTGCTGCGGATCGCGGGCGAAACGGATCAGGGAGAAGATATTGCGCTTGCCCTCGATCCAGACTTCCTTGCCGGTGACCGCGATAATCGGGATCCATTTCCCATCCCAGTCCGACTCTTCGAGCACTTCGGTACCGTTGATGACGGCGCACTTTACCGTGTCTACTTCGACCCAGCGCTCGCTCAGCACGGTCACGGGTTCCGGCACGGCGCCGATTTCGTCCTCGTAACAGGTGGCGCCGGTCGAGAGGCGCAACAGTTTTTTCCGCTCCGTCTCGATGTAGTAATACTCGGCCACGCGCACGTCGGTGCGGGTGACCCAGTCCTGCGAGTAACTGAGGCCGTCACTCCAGAAATTCGTTTTGCAGGTTTCGCTGTGCGACCAGCGTTGTTCGTACTCTTCCTTGGAAAAAGTGCGCACCAGGAAGCACCACTTGGCATCGCTGCGGTCGGCCTTGACCGCGTGCGGGTCCATGTAGACCGAGAAGGGGTCTTCGATGGCGTCGATGTGCAGATCCTGATCGAAACTGCGCTGATCGACATAATCGCTGCGGATGCGGTAGTAGCCGATGCCGCAACCCACCGCCAGCTCGTAAGCGGTGTTGTAGGCGACGTCGGCGTCGGAGGCATATTCGATGTGTCTGACGATGCCCTGAAGGATCTTCGCGAGGTCCTCGGTAGCGCCGCCGCCAATGGGCGAGATACGCACGCCGGGTTTGTTCTGGCGGGCCTCGTTGGCGACCTGCTGCCAGAAGGTCGGCAGCTTGTTGATGGTCAGTGCCGGCCGGTCCGCGCCCTCGCGGTCGAGTTTGGTTTTGGGATCCCATTGGCGCCCGGCCAGAAATTCCAGATCCTTGCGCGCTTCCGCCCAAACGTCTTCCCAGCCCTCGGCGGCTTCGGCGAAGCGTTTGCGCGCCGTTTCGAGCAGGCTCGCGTGGCGTGTCGGATCGACGGTCTTCTTGGGCGCGTCCGCTCCGAATACCTGCCCCTCGCCGGTCGGGATGTACTTACCGGCCATGTTTCCAGCCCCGCGCGTTGACGGCATAGGTAGCCATCTCGCGGATATGCGGATTCGAGGAATCTTTGGCGCGCATCAATGCGCCCAGAGAGAGCGGGCCTTTGATTCCAAGCGCGGAATGTAAGCGTCCCTTGTGGGCGGGATCGATCGACGGTTCGTTTTTCTTCATCGGTTGGCCTCCGTCTCACGACGGTGGTAAAGGTCGGTTACCTCTTTTTCTTGGGTACGCGCTCGGGGAGTTTCTTTAGATCGGGTGTGGCGCGCGCCCACTCGTCGAAAGTGGCCTGCGGCATCTTGCCCTGCCGCACCAGTTCCGCGAACTTACGTTGCTGCGCTTTCGACACAAACGGCATCGTGGTCTTCCTTTCGATCCGGCACGAAAGGCAGATAGTACGAGAGCACCGCGACCATGGTCTTGCGCGTGATCGGGTCGGCGCCCTCCAGCAGCCGGTCGAGGTCGGCCTGGTTGCGGATGCCGGCGGCGGCCTGCGCGCCGACTTCCTGGAACTTGCGCACGAGGCGCGCGCGGTGCGAGAAAGGGTCTTTCCGGTTGGTGAATCGGTGCGACATAGGCTTAGAAATCGTCGGCGGTCAGCAAGAGAAACTCAGCCACGCGCTGTTCGAAGGCGCGGCGTTCCTCTTCCAGTTCCTCGGTCGACCATTCGAGCGTCACGGTGACGGCGCCGGGACTGAGTTGGACGGGCGGATCCCAGTCGATGACCGTGACGGGATCGGCTTCGACTTCCGCGTGCGAGGCGAGCAGATCGTTAAGCATCGGCGAAACAGTTCTGCAGCGCGCAGATCGCGGGCAGCAGATACAGGTCGGCGAACTGTTGCGGATCGCGCTGCATGTCGGCTGGCTCGATCTTCCACACGGCCGTGCGGATGCGGCCTCCAAGGTTGACCGTTAGCTCCATGTTGGCGGTGTGGAGATCGACGGCGACGCCCTGCGGATCGACGATGAAGCGCGGGCCTTTTCTCGGGAGCCGCATGCTATTGCTGGTCTCCGTCAGCGTCCGGTTCCATGGGAGGCGCCGGTGCGGCCATCCCTGGTGTCATGGGAGTGCCCGGGCCTTCGTTGGAAGCCTGCCCCATGGGCGCGGCGCAAGCCTTGCCGGGATCGACGGGCGCGGAGGCGTGGCGGGAATGACCCAGCGCCACGCGCTCGCTAAAGTGAGTGTGTTTCTTTGCCATGATGATTTCCTTTTCCTGCCGGGAGGCCGGCGCACGAAACGAAACGAAAGTCTTGAAGGAATGCGCCGCCCAGCCGTAGAGCCAGCGCGGCAACGCTCTCCACGAAGCGGGCGGCTCGTCCGGTAACTGGACGATGGCGGCCAGCGCCAGCAGCGTCAGTGCTTCGCCGTGATTTTGGAGAAACTGACGCATGCGCTAATATCGGAGGTGTCCATCCATCGAAGTGGACCGTGCGGAGTATTTGGGCGCGAGAGGCCAACGGACGGTTTGCTCAGGCCGAACTAACGGCCGCCCGCGCTCGTCTCGCGCTTATCTCATCCAACTGCCGGGCTGGCCGCTGAAGCCGCCGCCCAATCCTTGCCGCAGCCGGTCGAGCATGGCCTGGTCGCGGTCGACTGGCGGCGTCGAGAACTGATCCCGTCCCGAGACCCACCAATATCTGGTTGCGTCCATGAGGTGATCGTCCGTCTTGACCACCTGGCCTTTCTCGTTACGATGGTATTTCCGAAATTCGCTCAGCCAGTTCGGCAGCGTGTCGAATACCTGGAGGCGTCCGGTGGAGAGCGCATCCCACACTTCGTAGATGCCGGTTTCGACGGCGTTGGCGGCGGGCTGCAGCTTCAGCCCCAGCGAGCCGTACATATCCATCAACGTGCGGCCGTCGATCTGCGAGGATCCCAGGCACGCGGGATCGACCACGCCCTTGATCCATTCGCCTACCGCCTTGATGCCGGCGGCGTGAATGACCGGTTCGGCCTGCGCCCGGTAATACTCGTGGTACAGGTACGCGGTGCCTTTGTCCCGGTCGAGCGCGCCCCACACCGCGGCGGTGCGGTTCCAGCCCACATCCAATCCGTAACTGCGCGGCCAGCTCGCCGGAATATCGAAGCGGGGAACGATGATCTCCGATTCGGTCAGCGGGTAGATGGCGCCCCGGCCCAACTGCGGAATCCCCTTGGTGCGCGCGTCCCGCTGATAGGGTGGCGTCGAAGCGAGTAACTGCGCCTGCGCCGCTTTGTCCAGATGGGGAACCTGGGACCAGTCGCACTGGGTGACGTGCTTGACCGCCCGGGCTTCCTCGCTCTCCGGTTCGAGGAACGATTTCACCACGTCCGACATGCCGCTGAGCGGCGTGAAGGTCGTATAGAGCACCCCGCCGGTGGTGGCGGTGCGATAGAGGCACTCGATGTAAATATCGAGCGGACTCTCTTCGTCGAGCCAGATCACATGCTGCGCGGTGCCCTCGAAAGATTTGCGTCCGGACTCGTAGCTCTTGAAGCTCACATGCGAGCAGGCGCCCGATTTGTGAACTACCGCGATGGAGTCGGCGGCGTTGGGTAGCCCCTGCTTGTTCGACACATGCGCGATCTTCTCGGCCGGGAGCATGCCCGTGCCTTGCGCGTCGTGGGGGCCCAGCAGCTTTTCCTGGACGATATCGCGCGTGGTGCTGTTGGTTGTCCCGCAGGCCCAGGCGCTGATCGGTTTCGAGAATCGCTTGCCGCGCCACCAGTCCGGATAGATTCCGGTGAGATGACAGGTCAGTTCGTAAGCGCCCGTCTCGGTCTTCCCGGTGCGGTTGCCCGCCATGAAAAGCCGCTCGCGAAACTCCGCGCCCGCCGAAAGAAACTCCATGTGCTGCGTGTACAGCTCGCGGCGCAGCGGCCCCTCATTCGGAAACAGACTCTCCGCTTTGCGGCGCGCCAACGTCGCCAGTTTGGTCTGCACCGACAAGAGCGTGATTGGCTTCTCTGACGGTGTGGGTAGCTTTTCCAAGTAGTTCCTCTAGTTGCAGCAGCTCGTCTTTGGTGAGCAGATCGAGGCGCGGATCGGGATCTTCGGGAGGGGACGGCTCCGGTTTGTAGCTGTCCCGGTACTTCTCGGGCCGCTTCGATCTCAGGACGGCCAGCACGGCCGCGAGCGATTTCTTATGGTGGACGGCGCCGTCCTTGCCTACGATCGGCATGCCGACCAGGGCCATCTTGAAAAGCTCGTCCTCGAACACCCCCACCACTTCGGTGTTGTCGATTTCGTTGAATCGCTCGCGATACTCTTTCGACGCCTTCATGCGCCGGTAGTGCGTGGATTCGGCGATGCCCGCGGCGCGGCAGGCGTCGGGGACGCTGCCGGTCGCGGCATACACACGGAAGAAGGCGTTCAATCTGGGTTTTGTCGAAACCATCGGTTACGACGCGAGTTGTTCCGGAATGTCGATATTCCAGAAGCGCGCTTCCATCGCCATCTGACTCAACTTGGCTTTGAAGCCGTCCCGGAAAGTCATGAGGTTGCCGCGGAGTTGCGCGTTCTCTTGCCGCAACGATTCGATCGTGCCGCAGAGGCGTTCGACCTCGCCCTGTAGCATGTTCTTCGTCTCGCTGAGACGAGCATTGGAGTCGGCCAGAGCTTCGCAATGATCGGCGATCCTATGGAAGGAGGCGATAGCTTCCTCTTTCTCGGCGCGCAGATCGCTCACGGTCGCGGCGGCCCGCAACATATAGCCGACGCTGTCGGAAACGGCCTCGTTAACGGCCTCGTTGCTATCGAAAACGGCCTTGTCTTTCTGCTGTTCGCTCGCCGCGGCTGCGTTCTTGAGTTGTTCTACTTCGGCCTTTAGCGCGGCCACTTCGGTCTTCAGTTTTTGTGTGGTCATAAAAATCGGTTAGTCGAACGTCATGCGGCCGGCGGAGCGCGATTGCGCGAGTTGCTCCAGCTCGACGGCGGCGCGCGTGGGGTTCATTTTCCTGTTCCGCAGCAGCTCCGCGATGCTCGCGAGGATCGAGGCGCAATCCAGGCACGGGGTGGGCTGCGGCGCGAGGACCGGCGGCAGCGCGGGCGCGGGAGCGCGGCGTGTTTTCGTGCGAGTAGGTTGGGGCGTGGCTCACTCCTGGTCGCCGTACCAGCGCGCCCAAACGATGAACGCGGCGGTTTCTTGGTCGGACGACGGATAACGGGGCGGTCCCGTCTGCTGCTGCTGCGGAAGTTCCGGAAGCGGCAGCAACGGCGCGGTCATGCTTCCGCCTGGTGATGGCGTATGGCGCAGACGTCCCTGCTGATGTACTCCTTCGCCATCCACTCTTTGAGCGCGGAGATCTCCGCGATGCTCTCGGCGCGTGACTTGTCGATCGCCACCTTCTGGCCGTAATTGAACAAAGCCCACGCGCCGTTGAACGCCGAGCAGACGACGACGAAGATGGGGCCAAGCCAGGCGGGGTTCATACGGGTTCTTCTTTCGGGGGTTTGAAACTTGAGGAGCTTACGGAGCCACGCGCGCGTGACGGCGGCCGAACGACTGATGACCTGGCCGCGCACCGGACCACGGAACGCGCAGGGCTTTTTTGAGGCGCCTGGAAATCACCACTGGACGGCCGATCATGGCGCTGCTGTCGATACAGTGGGCCGAAAAATACTCGTTGCAGGGATAGAGGCCTTCGGCGAGAAATGCCTTGCCCAGCCGCGTGGTCAGCTTATAGACCGCATCGTAAAAATACTTCTTACTGAGCGGCCCAAGCAGGTTGCAGCACTGAAACCAGGGATGGCCGCCGATGAGATGTTCGGCGAAGATCCGCCAATCCCCCGGATCGCTCAACTCGCGGCGCGCCACGATACCGAAGTCCGCGCAAAACTCCGCGGTCCGGTTGGATGTGGTGAAAAATCCCGATCCAGGTTCCACCGTCGCGTAGCTTGCGCCCAGTGCCATCATCTCGCAGCGGAAGTGGTACTGCCGCAGCACCGCGGTAAAGACGCCCCGCAGCACGCAATCGCAGGTCCTCATGCGCTTAGCTGGGGCAGCGCACAGGCCGTAGCCGTGGCAGCGCCAACAGGTCTGGGACGCCAGCGCGGAAGCCTCGCCGTCGCGTGGATAGGCCATCGGAGAATATAGAGCGCGCCGGCGGCGGTTAATCTCGCACAACTCGCAGCCGGCGATCCGCGCCGATGGCGACGGCGTGCCGGACCGGCTCGTCCATGACAATGCAGCCCTTCGATGCGCCGACGTCGCCGACAAAGCGACGGCCATGCATCCTGAACAGGGAACGCCCGAACATCTCAGTCGACGGGTCCGGCGTGAGATCCATGGTCAACGGTCCCAATTCCGGGTGACGATAAGCAGGGCCGATGGTGTATTCGCCGACCGGCAGCGGGCCGACGTCCGGGACGTCCTGCATGGCGGGATTGTTCC